AGCCATTGCGTCAAAATCTTTCTCCCAGAATGTATACCCTTTTCCAGCAGCATATCCTTTTGAGTATTTTTTGGCGTGGGACTCCATCTTCTCTCTACTCCAATAGATGGATTTTCGGAAACCGTTTGTATATTCAAACATGGCGTAATATCCGGTGGTTTCCGTTTCTTCACGCTGTCTTGCATCCTGGATCAGCTGCACCTCGATTTCCTCGTTGAGCGGATCAAATCGCACCAACTCTCCGTTTTTGATGGGCAGTACATTCAGTTTCTTGTACTGTCCGGAGCGGATTGCAAGCTGGATATATCCCTTGTAGCCCAGCTGGAATTGTGCTGTTTTCCGGCGGTTTCTGCTGTCGTTAAATGGGACAAGATAATACTGTCCCAGCTGTGGGGAAGGTGAGAGGTTCAGACCCTCTCCCAGGAGACCGGCAGAGAGGATCGTCCCTGCATCACAATCCTGGAGCGCTGGATTTGCGCTGACCGCTGACGTGATAGCCGTCACAAATCTTGCCGCACGTTTCGGGTCGGACAAGGTGTTCTGGATCAACCGCTTGTATCCGTCGGTCTGGATTGCAACGGAAAAGGGTAACTTTTTCCCTCTGCTGTTTGCCAATGTGTTTGATACTGCCATGTTATGCCATCCTTTCTGTATCTACATACGTATCTGAGCCATTAACTCTTTTAAGGACTCTGTACGCAATTCCGGCGCTTTTCATATAATCTCGCAGCGCTATCATCTGTTCCCGTGTACAGGTTGCAAGGAAAGCTGCAGACCCAATCTGGGGCGGAGTTGTGACCGTTTCTCTTGGCGCTGTCACAGCAACTTGCTCCGGCACAGGCTCTGATTTTGGTTCGGGCTGAGTCATTTCCTGTTTGCGTCGCTCAATTTCCTGCTGTTCTTTCCGCTTGCATTCTGCCTCTTCTCGCTGCCGCAACGTTTCCGCATACTGCATAGCGCTTGTCAGATTGTACCGTTTCTGGTACTCTGAGATGATAGCCGACAGATACGGCTTGTCCGCATATTGCGTGCGTATTGCATTCAGAGCGGCTTTAATTCTGTCAACGTGATCTGTGATCTCCAGCTTTAAGTTTTCCTTTTTCTGGGAAACATTCGCCCATTTTGGATTCAAGATTTCGTCAAATCTGATAAATTCCCGGAGTTCCTGTTCCGTGACATAATCGTCAAATGCCTGCCGCAGCTGATTGTATTTGTCTTGCTTTCTGGCATCGTCAAATACCTTGATCTGTCTGTCAATTGCCGCAATTGGTGCCTGTATCATCCCAACAAGTTCCTTGCACTGCACCTCAAATGCCTCATACGGTGCAAGACAGGTTCGCTTGATCTCTTTCCGCTTGTCCTCGATAGCTTTTACAAGCTGATTCAGTTTCGCCTTGTCAGCTTTTGCTGCCTTAATACCATCCTCTGTAACCACCAGATTGTTATAATAATCCAGTTTTGGGGAAATTTGCTCTTTCAGATCGTCAAAATTCCACTCGATTTTCTGGGGAAGGACGGACAAATCTGTTTCCACAACCAATTCCATAGTGTTTCGCTCCTTTTTCTTATATTTCCGGCAGAATCAGCGCCGGCTTTTCCTTTGCTTGCACCATTTGCCAGAATGTTTCTTCTTTCTCGAGCAGCCATTCCAGATCTTCCAGAACGTCACTCCGTGTAACCGTATACTCCCGGATTTGCTTTCTCGGTGTTCCGGCGCTTGTGTATCTAAGATAGGCACACAAGCACACAAAATCCCAGCCAGTAGCAAGCAGTTGATGCAATACTTGTACGTAGTAATTTTGTGGCAACTGGTTGTTCCATTCTTCCCACTGGGTGCTGTTCTGTATCGTACACGTTTTGATTTCCAGGATGCCTTTTCCGCTCCCGTCTTTTGGCAGTAGTTCGCCGTCCAGCGTGGCGTATAGCCAATTGTAGTTGTCTTTTGCGTACATCCGGTAAGGATGATACGCAATATCATATTCCGGATGCTCAACCCGGAACAGGTCACGGATGATTGGCTCAGCCGCAACCCCAAATGCCACAGCCGACTGATTGGAGATATCCTTTTGCGTTGACAGCCCGGTTTTTTCTTCCCACAGCTGTACATTTGTTTTGTATTTGTTAAGTCCTACCACGCACGCCGCATCACTTCCACCGATGCCACTTTGACGACAGCTCAACCATTCCCGGCGTGTTTCTGGGTCGTACAAGATCATTCCTTCACATCCTCTGCGATTTCACGGATTTCCTGTAACAGTCGTTGTACATCACAGTCAATATTCTCCCATGTATCAACTCCATCACTAAGCAACATCTTGTTGTAGTACTCGCAATCCTTATCGTAAGCTGCACAGTATGACTTGCTGCACTGATGTTCTGTTATTGTCCATCCGTGAGGAAAAATTCGCACGAAAATCTGTGAAACGTGCGGATGGATTTCAACAAATATCTGCATTTCTGTTTCTTTTGACGCATTTATTTCCATTGCCAGACGTACGATTTCCAAGCCAACTGCGATACTGTTCCCCTTAGCCACGCTTGCACACCTCCTCAATAACTGACTTGTCCTGCTCTGCGCTCTTTTCCCGTTCCAGCGCCTGCTCATAGCCCTGGAACTCGTCACGCAGCATCAGAAACCGCAGCTCGTCAGATGCCACATCATCGTGCATCATGCTGATGATCTTAGACTTTTTCAGCTCGCTTAATTTAATTCCCATTGACATTTCCCTCACTTCATGCTATAATGTATATGTACATTTTCATTTTCTTTGCGCCCCGTTGTCGGTTATCTCCGGCGACGGGGTCTTTTTTTATGCTGCAGTGTCCGCAGCGCCTTCTCTTTCTCAGTGGTTGACATTGCCATATAATTACCATATGACATTCCAAGTGCGTCAGCGTGGCGGACGGCATCCAGAAAAGACTCAAATTTTTCCACACGCAGACCGCCAAATGTAACCGTTGTTTCTATGGTTTTGGTCGCCGTGCCATGTGTTCTGCGGTACTTCTGGCGCAGATAGCTCTCTTTTCGCAGTTCTTTCTGTCTGACTGCCGCACACTCCGTGCAGCGCACATGAGAGCCATTCGTTTTGACGATTTTTTTCCCACAGTCCACGCAATTTGAGATACGTGGGATATACTTTGGATTTGCCATTTTCTCACCTGTTTCTTTTTATTTTTTCTCAAAATAACGAGAGTTGTTGAGGCTCGTGG